AGGGGTAGGAACGGTATGGGCAGATGGCAAAAAATATGACATAGACAAAGACTTAGTCAAATTTGCTACTGTTGACTTAGCTGTTTCCACAAAAGAATCTGCTGACTATACCGTTATCGGTGTGTTTGGTCACAACATTGAAGATGATAAACTATTTCTCTTAGACATGTTTCGTGACAGAGTAGAAGCACCAGATATTGTTCCTCAAATAAAAAGAATGGTAGGAATACACAATCTTGAATGGGTAGGAATTGAAAGAGCTGGTTATCAGTTAGCAATAGTTCAGTTTGCTAGAAGAGAAGGTCTCAGAATCAAAGAATTAAGGGCTGACAAAGACAAGCGTTCACGAGCACTACCTTTGTCTGCTAAGATGGAGAGAGGACAAGTATACTTTCCAAAAGATAAAGACTGGATTCTTGCAGTAGAGCGAGAGTTACTAACTTTTCCAGTTGGAGAGCACGACGATACAGTTGATGTATTGGCGTACGCTTGTTTACAAAGTGCAACTAAGAGAAAATGGGAAGCTTATTAAATGGCTGAAGAAAAAAGTTTTTTTAAGCGAGCAGCAGAATACTTGCAAGCTCCACCACAAAGATTAACCCTCAAAAGAGGACCACTTGACAAATATGAACAAGTTCAAGGTTCAGTTTGGGGATATAATACCCAATCTGGTTATTTTCCACAAAAACTAATTGATGAACTAGGTGATGGACTCGGTAATTCAGCTGTAGTCGCATGTCTTAATGTATTGGCAACTTCTTTTGCTGAGCCAATGCTTAAAGTTTATAAAAAAACAGACCAAGGTAAAGCAGAAATTGTAAATCATCCATTAGAAGTTTTAATGCAAAGACCAAATGAATTTATCTCTGGTAACATTCTTTCTCACTATATAGTTACTTCATTATCTGCACACGGTGATGCTTTCTTACTGAAAGTCAAAGACGGTCAAGGTAATGTTGTTCAGCTTGTCCCATTAATGCCTTCTTATGTAAAAGTAAGAGGTAACGAAAGAGAATTAATTACTCACTATGAATACCACGCTGTTCAAAAAAGTAATCAACTCAATGCAGACTATATAGAAATACCAAGAGAAAATATGGTTCACGTACGTCAAGGTATGGACCCAGACGACCATCGTAGAGGTTTTGCACCACTACGTTCAGTTATGAGAGAACTAGCTGGTGATGAAGCAGCTGGACAATTCTCCGTAGCTTTGTTGCACAATATGGCTGTTCCGGGAGTTATCTTAAGTCCTAAAGACGACACAATGGGTGGACCAAGTAGAGAAGAAGCTGAAGCAATTGCTCAGTCTTTCAAATCAAAATTCGCTGGTGCCAATAGAGGTTCACCAATGATTATGACTGGCTCTATGGATGTAGATGTAGTTTCATTTACACCAGAACAAATGAATTTAAAAACATTGAGAAGATTGCCAGAAGAGAGAGTTTCTTCTGTACTTGGAGTCCCAGCAATTCTTGCAGGGCTTGGTGCTGGTTTGGACGCAGCAACTTACAACAATACGAAAGAATTAAGAGAGTTCTTTACAGAACAAAAAATGATTCCTATGTGGAGTGCAGTTGCTCAAGAAATTTCACACCAGTTATTACATGATAATTTTGAAAAAGAAAACTATGAATATTTTTGTGCTTATGACTTAGACCAAGTTAGAGCACTAGCAAGCGATAAAAAAGACCAAGTATTAACAATGAACTCTGGTGTACAGGGTGGCTTTGTTACTGTTGGTGAAGCTAGAAGAGCTTTGGGACTTGACACTGACGATAGTCACGATGTATACCTTAGACCATTAAATATGATTGCAGTGGCAGAAGGTGATACAGGGATTATGAACTCAACAAATGAGGAGCCCGTCCCTTCTGCAATTGCACAAGAAGAAGAAGAGGATGAAAAAGCTACTTTAAATACATCTAGATTTCAACCAGAAGTTCGTAGAACTAAAAGAACTATTGGTAGAAGAAAACCTACAAAGAAAACAGTAACTATTGATTTACATATGGAATTTGCTTCAGCAGAATCTGAGTTTGTTCCGATTGAATTGAAAGCTGCTCCGATATCAGCTAAGGTTAAAAAAGTATTACAAAAGAAAGTAGAAGACCACAATGCAAAGAATCCAAAATATAGAGCAAGTTATGGAATGTTGGCAGCTGTCTTCAGACGAGGTGTTGGTGCCTATAGAACTAACCCAGCTTCAGTGCGAGGTAATGTTTCTTCAGCAACCCAGTGGGGAATAGCCAGAGTTAACGCCTTTTTGAAAGGATTAAAAGGTAAATTTCCAAGAACAGCTTTTGACCAAGACTTACTTCCTAGTGGACATCCATTAAGTTCAAAAAAATCAGCTAAAGCAGCTTCAGTTAAAGTCGGAGATGCAGTTAGTTGGTCAATCAATAAAGACCCAGACCCACCTTCAACTGTTCATGGAATAGTTACTTCTGTAAAAGAAGAAGAAGCAACAATGGTAGTTTGGGCAATTATGGAAGATGGCTCTCATAAAAAAACTGACAGAAGTGTCACTCAACCAATTTCTAAATTAAAAAAAATTAAAGATTGGCGTAAAGAGTCTAAAGCTCCAAAAGATATAACAAATTTTCCTAGCTCTGGAGATAATCAAAAAATTAGTTTGAGTAATTCAAACTTTAAACAATTTCCAGATAAAGCATATGTAGACAACTTAAAAAAGAATTACCCAAAAATATGGAGAAGAGCTGGTACCGGTGGTAACCCTCCTACTTCATTTACAGGTAATGATGCCTACAGAAACTGGACAAAGTACAAAGCAGGAGATAGAAGTGCTTCAGTACTTAGCTGGGTAAAAAGACGAGAACGTTTTATGTCTCGTCATCAAGGAAACACTCGTTTGAATGGAATTATTGCTGTCATGAAATGGGGTGGCGTAACGAAATCTGGCGTATCTGCAATGAAGAAAATTGTCAATGAACAGAAAAAAAAGGAAGATGAACGACGTAAGAAGGCTATTAACCTAATTACCGGGAACACTGACGATTTGACAGATTAGAATAGTATATGATATATGAAAGGTATATATTAAAGCGAGTGAGATATGGAAAATAATAAATTTAACAAATCAATAGAATTTAAAACTACTGATGATGAAAAAGGAAGTGTAGAAGCTGTATTTTCAGTTTTCAACAATGTCGACACAGACGGCGATGTTGTTCTTCCGGGTTCAATAAAGTCTGGATTCAAGGATAACCAAGTCCCAATGGTGTTTGCACACAAGTGGGACCAGCCAATTGGAAAAGGTGTCATAACTTCAGATGACAGTAAAGCTACATTCACAGGAAGTTTCTTTATGGAAACTGAGGCTGGTAGGGAAGCTTATAATCTAGCAAAAGAAATGGGCGACCTACAAGAATGGTCTTTCGGTTTCCGTATAAACGACTATGAATCCGGTAAGTTTCAAAAAGATGGCATGGAAGAAGAAATAGATGTTCGTTTCTTAAAAGATTTAGAAGTCTTCGAAGTTAGCCCAGTACTCGTCGGTGCTAACAGAGAGACTTATACACTCGCAATTAAGTCTGGTGAAGAAGCTGTTTATGAAGCAACTAATATTGAAGAAAAAACAGAAGTAGCTCCAGAAGTATTTTCTACTCAAGAAGAAGCCGAAGCTAGAGCTAAAGAGCTTGGATGCGAAGGCTCACATTCACACGATTCTGATGGAACAACAGTATATATGCCTTGCAAGACTCACGAAGAGTTTGAACAGGCTGTTACTGCTGATAATGAGAAGTCTACTGACCCAGAAGAGCAAAGCTCTTGTGGTTGTGGCAGTGAATGCTGTGGTAGTAAGAAAGCACACGGAGATTGCTCATATAGCGATGACGGTAAATGTGCTAAAGAAATGGAAAAAGGTTTAGAGATTTCAGATGACGATTCCAGCATGACAGGAAAACGTTTTTCTGACGAGGTTAAAGATGTGCTTGCAGCATTAGAGAGCCTCATTGTAAGAGCGAAAGCAATTTCAGTCTTACGTGAAAAAGATGGAAGAGTAATATCGGAGAATGCTAGTTCTGCTCTTAGAGCAGTTCAAGAGGACTTAAATGACGCTTGGACAGAAATAGATTCTATCTTAGATGAAGTTTCTGATACTGATGAAACTCCTACAGAGGAAGAAGCTCCAGTTGATGAAGCTCCTGTTGAAGAAATTCAAGAGGATGCAGAAGTTGCTGAAGCAGAAGCTGAAGTAGAAGTTATTGAAGTTGAAGAAACTGTTGAAGATGATTCTGATTCTGAGACCGAAGAGTCTGAAGTTGAAGTTGAAACAGAAGCTCCTTCTTTAGAAGAAGTTGATGATGAGATTGACGCTTTATTCGCAGAGGGACAAGCATTAATTGCAGATTCACTTGAAATAGAACTAGACGACGAAGTATAAGTAATAATTTATTTTGGAGAATAAAATATAATGGCAAATTATAAAGAAGAAATTTCCAAGGTAAGGGCTGAGTTAAAAGAGGCTTTTGATTCTGCAACTGAAGGTAAATATACCCCAGAAGCAAAAGAAAAAATCAAAGGTCTTAACACTGAGCTTGCTGGTCTTATTGACGCAGAAAACTTAGAGCGTACCAAAGCTAAAAATGAAAAAGCTATGGAGCAAGAAGTTTATGCATCAGAAGAGCCACAAGCTGGTCCATCTACTGTAGGTGAAGCATTCGTTAATTCTGATGCTTATAAAGGCTACAAAGAAGATGGAGTCAAAGGTGTAGACTCAACAGTAAAGTTCTCACCAGCATATGGTGAAAAAGCAACATTAGGTGCTGGACTTACTGCATCCTTCCCACCGGAAGTATTAAGACAACCGGGAATCTTAGAGTCAGCTCTTAGAGACCCAGACGCTGTCATTGGTCTTTTCGACCAGATTGAAACAAACCAAAATTCATTTGCATATATGGAAGAAACAACTTTCACAAATGCTGCTGCCGAGCAATCAGAAGAAGCTACTACAGCTGAAGCTGAGCTTGACTTCACAGAGCAAACTGCACCAATCCGTAAGGTCGGTGTTTTCTTGCCTGTAACAGAAGAATTGTTAGCAGATGTAAATGGAATTCAAGGTTATGTCAACTCAAGACTAGGAACAATGATGAAACTACGTTTGGACAACCAACTCCTTTCCGGAGACGGTTCTGCTCCAAACATGGAAGGTGTATTAACAAAATCTGGAATCAATACATTTGACTACGCTTTACCATACGCTGGTGAACTAGGAAAAATTGGTCAAATCTACCAAGCAATCACTGAAATCAGAAAAGATGCTTTCGTAGAACCAGATGCAATAATTATGCATCCATCAGACTGGTACGACATCGTAACTTCAGTCACAGAAGTAGACACAAGTGGTTCTAAGAACCCATTATTTGTGGTTGCTGGTGGCTTTGGTACTGATGCTGCTCCAAGAATTTGGGGTCTTCCAGTCGTAGCCTCCACTGCAATATCAGCAGGTACCGTACTTGTTGGTAAATTCGGTGGTGGTGAAGCAGCTCACGTTGTGATGAGAAGTGGTCTCGACCTAGCTGTCTCAGACTCACATAGCGACTTTTTCCTTAAAGGAAAACTAGCTATTAGAGCTACAATGAGAGTCGGTCTTGCTGTTTACAGACAAGAAGCTTTCTGTAAGATTACAAACATGTAATTAGTTCAATATTATCTGGGGTAGTAACCCTGCCCCAGATAGAACTATTAAATTTTTTTTATTAAGGAACAAAAATGGAATATATAAAAGTAGAAAATGATATTTGGAAATTAGCAGACGGAAGTCTCTATGAAGGAGATGTTTCCGGTGTTAGTGGTCAAGCTTCAAAGATTGCTAAAAAAGGTCATGAATACAATTCAGATTACCTAGCAAAGCATGGTTGGGGCGTTAAAAAAGCAGCTCCTAAAGAAGAAGCTCCTAAGAAAAAATCAACCAAAAAATCAATCGAAAATAAAGCCGTTAAGCCAGAAGACGTAGAAGACAAGTAAGGTTTAGCCAATGGCACTCTCTTCTGTTTCAGACGTTAAAAAGGCTATTGGTATAGACGTTTCAGCAAGTGATGAGACAAACATCACTGATATTTTTATACCGGCAGCAGACGCAGCAATTAAAAATTTTGTTGGTTATGAGCTCGAATATAATGGAGCTATAGTTGACACATTTGATGGGGCTAATCAAGAAGAACTATTTACTTCAGTAGCACCAATAATTTCAATTACTTCACTATATGAAGACTCAGTTCTCTATACAGAAGGTAATGAAGAACATTATGTTGCTTATAAACAAACAGGAAAAATCAAAAGAACAAATAACAAAAGATGGTCAGATATTAGATTACAAAATGTTGTACTTACTTATGCAGCTGGTTACTCAGATTCAGAAGTAACAGCAGAAAACATACCATCAGACTTAAAATTTATTAGTGCTAGAGCAGCTGGAAGGTTATTTACAGCTTCAGCAGCACTCTCATCTCAACAATCAACTGGTGAAGTTTCAACTCATAACGCTGATAATTCAACAGATTCACAGTTTCAGTTAGTAACAGAAGAATCTATCGGTGATTATAAAGCAAAATATGAGTCAGTTGTAGATTTAATGAACCAAGAAATACTTAATACTCAAGATAAATCAGTATTAACTAAATATAAGAGACAATACTTCACATCTGCATCAATTTTAGACTAGACTGTAGTCATGGAAGATAAAGATATTAAATTTAACAAGGCTCAAAGACAAGCATTTTTAAGAGCAGTTGACCTAGACCAGTTTATGGAAGCTGTTTTAGAGCAAATGAACTCATTGAGAATGCAAAAAGTTAATTTAGTTCAAGATATGGACGATATAGTAAACGATTACTTAAGCATTTGTAAAAAATACCCAATTAAGTAAATAAAAAAGTCTGGGAGGGCTATGAAAATTCGAGGAATTGAATTTAGAACAGATATTGAGGGGTTAGAAAAGACACATCCACCTCAATCATCAAACTTTTATATGCCAAAATGGTTCAAAACAATGCCATCTATAATAGAACAGCAACCAGAACCTAAACCACCTAATTATTTTGGAAAAATAGGAGAAACTGCAAAACAATTCTATTCATTTACTGTAAAAAAATGTCCTGCCATTGTAGATTTCTTAACTCAAGGATATGTAATACCTTTTTGGTGCGATATGCTTATACAAAGAGACCATATGATGCTTGAGTGGGACAATAAAGGTTTCCCATCTAAACTAGAATTTCACGATGGACAACAAGTAACACATTGGAAGTTTAAATCTACAGATTTTAAGACACCAGTTAAGTTTGAAAACCCTTGGCGTATATATACACCTAAAGGATATTCTGTAGCATTCTTTCAACCGGAATATCAGTTTGAAACAAGGTTTTCTGTATTACCGGGTGTAGTAGAAACTGATAATTATCATCAAGTACACTTCCCAGCAATCATTCACGACACACAAGATTTTGTAATTAAAGCTGGAACACCTTTCATGCAAGTTTTTCCTTTCAAAAGAAAACAACTTGATTTAGTTGTGGGTCAAATGACACAAGCTATGAAAGATGAAGAATTAGAAAATAATGTATTTTTGAAGCAATACTTTAAAGAATCATATAGAAAGCTGTTAAAATGGAGAGGCAATGGCAAGATATGATTATAAATGTTCAAAGTGTGAATATGTGTTCGAGGTAACGCACTCAATACACGACGAACCAAAGGTGAAATGTGAAAAATGTAAAGCAATTTCTACTAGACAAATTAGCAATAAAGTATATCTTTACGGAACTGTTGGTATTGATTGGAATACTAACCCTAATGGTGCTTCTGAATCGATGAAGAAAAAAGCTAGTAAAGCTGCCAAAAGAAAACAACAGTTTTAAACAGAATAAGTTTTATAACCTAAAGTCAATTCCTCATCCGGCATAATATCTTTTGTCGTAATTAAATAAATATTTGGTCCTATGTCTATAAGTTCGCAGTTAGGGTCTTCACTATGATTCACAAAACCACCAAGTGGTGTTCTTATCATTCCGTGTTGGTGTTCAATATTTTTTACGTGACTTAAACCTAAATTTTTACCTTTGTCTATTATTTGAGTGCTAAATAATCCAAGACCGTGTATTTCAGATTCACGGATAGTTAGATTTGACGGTAAAGGATAATATTTATCTTCTTCCATCTTCTCTAGCCTCTAAACTTTTTAACAATTCATCGCTGAGTTTCCAATCAGAATTTGCTACTTCTAATCTTCTAAGTCTAAATTCTTTATAAAATCTTTTAAAACCCTTCATCTCTCCACTTCTTTTCAAATTTCTTTACATCACCCCAACAAAACTTACTAGAATTCCAATCTCTCCATCTAGTTTTACTGTAGGTATCTTCAGCTAGTTTACTAGCCATCCATATATTGTAATAAGGATTAAATTGAATAGTTTCATATTTGAACCCTTCTCTTACATAAAATTCTTGTTCTGGCAAAAATTCTAAAGGTATTCCAGAATATGTTAGTATCTTAGAATCAAATTCTGGAGCGTCAAACTTTTCTGCAATCCAGTTCCAAGTTGAAGGTATAAATTGCATGACACCCGAATCATCAGCAGATTTACGGTAAGCTGAAGATTTACCTCTAGATTCACACCAACCTATACGCATTGCTGTATATAAATTCTTTTCATCAAAATTTTCTACATAAATATGAACATATTCAATCATAGAACTTGGTATGACTTCAGTACATTCTCTGTAATCGTCTAGGATTTCTGGGGTCATTGTAGAAGGCATCAAAGACGCCATAAATATCATACATTCAACTATCATATACTTTTTTCTTTCTCATACTATTATTATAACATAATATGGGAAATTTACAAGTTATATTTTTAAAGCTTCTTGTATAACTTCTTGTTCAGAATTGCCTGTTACACCGGTGATAAATTCGTTAACAAATCTACCATATTTGTCTTGTACTTGCTTGTATACTTGACCCTCGTAAGAGTTTGTATACTTATTCCAAGCTACAAATAGTGTGTTTTCACCGATTTTGAGCAGTTTTTGATGCTCATCACTGGCAATAATTTCTGGTTTAAATGCTTCTAACACAAAAACCTCCTTGTACTATACCCTTTAATTATACCATATTGTACTCAAATGCAAGGAAAAAAAAGAAAATGTGTAAAAATCTTGCTAAAAAAACGTTTATGTGATAAAATGGAGTATGGAAGATAATAATATAACTAAACCTACGATAGAGCAAGCAGAGTTCCTATTTAAGAAATTTCCTAACAAGAAACTTCGTGATTGGGCTGATGAATGGGGTATGTCACATGAAAATGTACGCCTTATGAAGAAAAAACTTGGCTTGCCTACAAGAACTACGCCTATAAACAATATGGTGGCTGATGAAATAATAGCATTTATTAGAGATGGAAAGGGAACAATAAACACTGCTAGAACATACGCCAATTACCCATTTGGAAAAGGAAAGTTTCTATATTGGTTGGATGAAAATCCTCAATATAAAGATATTCTAAAAGAAGCTGAAGCAATTGCTGAAGAGAAGAAAAAGAATCCTACTCATAAGCGATGCATAGTTACTGGAGAATGGTTACCAGTATCAGAATTCTACAAAGACAAAGGAACGGTTGACGGATACTCAAGAAGAAGTAAAAAAGCTGTTCAGTCTATGGTAAGAGAATATTACTACAACAGAAATGTAACAGAACCTGTAGTAGAAAAGAAGCAATGTTCTGCACTTCCAGAACTTGGTGAATTACCTGCACACTACTTTCATAGAAATAGAAGGTTAACATCTGGATTGCAACAATATTCAATAGCGTTTCAGACAGCTTATTCTGCTAATTTAAATTCAGCAGACCCAGAAGTAAGAAAGAACGCACACGGATTAGCTAAGAAAAAAGCATTAAAATATTTTGCTGAATTAGGGTACACACCTAAAAGTTAATCTGTTATTATTGATGTACGTCAACTTTTTGTTGACGGGCATACTATACTCAAAAGCCCCTTCTTCGTGAGGGGGTTTTTTGTTGGTATAATTATAATTATGCCAAAGATACCAACTTCAGTACTAAATGAATCAATTACGATTCAAACATTAAGTGGTTCCTCCGTAGATGATAGAGGTCTTTCTACTGCTACATTTTCAGACTCAGCAACTTCAGTTCAATGTAGAATTGAACACACGAGAGGTTCAGAATTAACAACAGACGGTAGAACAGAAGAAAACGATATCTTTATTGTGACAATGGGACCAGACGAATCAATAACTCCTCAAGACAGAATTCAGTGGCAAAATAATTATTATGATGTAAAAGTCGTTAAAAATATAAAAGACCGTTTTGGTAATGTTTTCTATAAAGAAGTAGAAATGACAGCAGGCTACTAATGGCACAAAGATTAAGACTTAATAGGTCATTAAGAACGCTTAAAAAAATTGATTCTAAATCAAAGCGTTATCAGTTTGGTAAGATTGCTAGTTTTCAAGATTTAAGAAGTTTCTTTTACGAATATTCTCTCTTTATTGGTGATATTCAAGCATTACCGGGTATGCCTCAACTTGGTGCTTTAGGAAATGCAAGACATTATATGCTAAAAGGTGGTCGTATTATGGGTGACGTAAACGCTGCTATAGGTACATTCAATAAATTAAAAAGTGGAGACACCAATATTGAAGGAGCAGGAGAACGTATATTTAGAAGATTTGGTGGTAGAACAACAGGTAAACTTTTATTAATGGTTCCCGGAAACAACATGTTTTCTCGTGCAGCTCGTTCCGTAATAGGTGCTAACACTCAAAGAGCTTTTGACAGTTTTACCAAAAAACAATTTAGAAAAAATATTCCAGAAAAAGCAATAGTTCACGTCGAAGGAGGATTCAATGCTCAGTTAATAGCTAACCATATTGATGATGCTATAGCTATGGTAACAGAAGATGTTATAAGACAAGTGTACCCATTCGTTCCAGTAGTATCTGGAAAATTAAGAGGAACTTTAAGAGCAGATTTCGGAAGAGATAAAGCTAAAGGTGGAAGTATGCCATCTGGTGAAGTCATTATTGGTGATAGTACTACTCGTACATATCACGGAATGATAGAGTTTGGTTCTGGTAAAGGTTTCAACGTAGGTACAAAAGCTTTAGACAGATACTTCCCAGTACCAGAAGCAGTAAAAGTTTTGAAATCATCACCAAGAAATCGTCCTGCTGTTAACTCAAAACATGGTAAAGGTGCCATGATGCGTAGAGGTGCTAGAAACACAATTGAAAGATTTGCAAAGAGTCCATCAAATGTAAAAGTTAGTACTCTCAACCTCATAGCCGAAGCAAATAAATTAAGGAAATAATATGGTTCAGAATTTACCAGACGGAGAAATATTAGCTAGAACTTGGGCTTTAAGTAAAACAAGCATTACTGACTTAGTTCAACAAAAAATTGCAACAAGACTTCCTACTGGTTCAGATATGCCTTTTATTGTTATTCAAATGCTTGGTGGAAGTCCACTAGGTGGAGAGTCTTTAATATACCAAGCTCAACTTGTAGTAGATTTTTATGCAGGTAAATATGCAACTAACTCAACCAAAGGACAGCCAGATTATTCTTCTGCATTCTCTTTAGGTAACACTTTCATAAGAGAAGCTTTTGACCACGCACCTACAAAACTAACTAGTGTAGGTGGAGAGGTTGGAATGGTTCACGGTTTTGATTCAATATCTGGTCTTGGAAGAGTAGAGGAACCCGAGCTCGGTTTGGCACGCTATACTTGTGATATGGTAATGATTTATGGAGCGATATCGTGAAATATATAAAAGTTAATCCATATATAAG